TCCGACTGCAGCGGTTGCTACCGCAAATGCACGAACTGTTTTCTTGCTGAAATCATCAAAACCTTTGCCAAGTTTTGTAATGTCTTTTCTGGCAGCCTTGGAACCCTTATCAGAATATTGGGTAATAATCCGCGCTACAACTGCGCCAACTGCCATCGTTATACCCGCTCTCTATTCAAATGCTTTTGTAATTCTGCTTTTGCTTCTTCTAATGCTTTATTCACATTGGTTTCGATTTTAGCGCGGTCTTTATCAACAACACGCCAAATCAAACGCGAAGCAGGTTTGAATCTGGCAGATAAAGTACGCATAAATTGGTCACCTTGACGGCGACCAGTTGCATCTTTACCACTTTTGCGACCAGCAACTTCAAAGATTGCTCCAGCGGCTGATTTATTCAATAACGCACCAGCGCTCGTTGTGTAATTAGCGCGAACTTTTCCTTGAGCCTTAGTTTTACGAATACCCGCAACAACTTCACCTGTATTCCAGGCAGGCCAACCAGAACCACCACGGGAACTGCTTTGAGGTCTGGCGGCGTTATATGGCCGCCAGCCGCTCATTGGAGTATCTGATTTACCGTTGCTGATACCGCGAGCAATGCCATGGGCATCGCGTTCAGCGCTCGCAAGTTCTGTATTGATAACTTTGTTGAATTTACGAACAGCGGATTTATCAAACTCTTTCAAAGCATCAAGTGTCTCTTTGATGCCAGTGAGAACTATGACTTCATCCGCCATGTTTTTTAGCCCGCTCTTTCATATAAACACCGATTGCTTCCAGGATGCCATCAGGAGCATCTAGTAAGTCAACTGGCGAAATCCCAGTCTCCACCGCAATTGCTGCAACCGTATAGGTTAGGCTTTCGCGGTGGATTCGAAATTTGGGTCGGCATCCAATTCTGCGCTGAGAATTGTATCTAAATAATCAGGTCCGAATGGTTTGACCACAACTCCATTGACTTGCTGTGCTTTCCAAGCCAACCAATAGATATGTTCTATTTTCTGCTCGGTGCCGATTAGGTGTGGCAACCCTTTGCCAAAGTTCTGCTCAAATGCAACGATGATGCGTGGAGTCAGTTTATAGATTGACTCATTACCATCGGCAGTTTTTACTTTGATTGCTAATCCATCCATTGTATTTCCCCCTATTAGTTATCAGGATGTTGTCTTAGTAATTGCGCCAGAGATAGGCCATGTCACGGAGACAGTAGCCAACTCACCAACGCTACCCGATACGCTCTGCCATTCTGTAATCAAAGCAGAGAATCCGTATGCAGGATTTGTTGAAGATGTTGCAGCGCTAGTCGGCTTGACTGTCATTGCAACTGCAGTGCCAATTTTTGTTGATGCATCGCTTGGATAAATCAATGCTTCTAATGCACCAGAAGCGAAGTCCTGGTTGAATTCAAGCGTCACTTGATTATCACGGAGACCAGCCACACGGGTTCTGCTGGTGCTGCCCATGCTTGTTGTCTCAACGACATCAAGTGTGGATGAAAGTGAAACTGATGTAACATATTGAGAAATGTCGGTACTTGCAAGCACGACATATGCATCTGTTAGAACTAAACGGGCCATTCTTTATACTCCTTTTGTAATCGCGCCTGAGATTGGCCAGGTCACACTTGCAGTAGCCAATTCTCCCACAGAACCTGACAACTCTTGCCATTCAGATACAAGAGCGGAGAAGGTGTATGAAGGATTTGTTGCAGATACTGCTGCGCTTGTTGGCTTGACAACAACGGTTGTTGCTGAACCAAGTAGCGGGTAAATCGTTTGCTCAACCGAGGATGTTGCAAAATCCTGGTGGAACTCTAGGGTCACAGAATTGTCAGCAAGACCAGCAACTCTTGTGCGGCCTGCAGCAATAGTGGATGAAAATGCGCTGGTGTCAATGACATCTTCTGATGTTGAAATTGTCACGCTGGCAATATGGTCAGATAAATCTACGGCGCCGATGACAACGGATACATCCGTCAATACGATGCGTGCCATTATTTAGTGTCTCCTTCTTGTGTCGGTACTGCTGATGCGGTCTTTGCTGACACAAGATGACCACCTGCGACAAGCGCATCAATGTTGCATCCTGCTTCAAGCAGTTCTTTTTCTGATACTGATTCGCCTTTTTTCTTCAAAACGAAACGGTCAGAATTTACTATGTATGCCATTTAGTCTCCTTGGCCCCAGATTGTTAGACGGTAACGATATGAAATATATTCAACATCCCCTGACAGATATGTTCCTGCTTCTGCCGATGTAACACGCAAAGTGTTGCAGGCACCGCCAAGGGTCAAATCTGATTCAATGGCTGCTTTGATTGAATAATCTCCAGAGCCAGCAAGGTATTTGTCAAGATTGTCTTGCGCTGTTCTTTCAGAGAATCTCTGAACTAGCACATAGACATCCAAGTTTGCCTGGTCTAAGCCACGGCTGTTGTTCAAATCAAAAGTGAAATCTAACTGGCCAACGACAGCACAAGGTGGCTGTGGCAAGTCAGGCATAATGTCATATGCACGCAAACCTTTGATTTGTTCGAGTTGCTTCTTGAGAGCATCGCGAATCGAACTGGGTTTCATTTTGCCATCCAGGAAAGTTTGCGGAATGGGCGGGCAAGCATTTCAACATCTGGGTCTAGGCGAGAACTCAAACGAACTGTTCCAAGTTCAGCACTGCCAGCAATGCCGAATGGAGACTGGCGGCGGATAAATAAACGCGATGCCTGAATCTTGCAAGCCATTTGAATTTCATTAGGAATTGCAGTCCAACCCCAGACACCTTTGACACGCACTGATTGCGGCAGATTGAATGGGAAGATATAGGCGCCGATTGCGAGCAATCTAGTCCAAGGCCAGCCACGGCGAGGGTTATTCACAGGCTCAACCATATAATCAGAAGTTGCCCACACGGTTGTGTATAACTGGTCAAAATTATCATCTGTGGCAATTTCGCTGATGTAGATGATGTCATCAACATTGGTTGTCCACCAATCCTGCGCTGTGTAGTAACGAGTTACTGGTGTGGCAGTTGTGCCATCCTTGTAAAAGAATCGCCCTGTGTAATCATCAAGCATTCTGCTGGCAGCCATGATTGCGGCTTCAAGCGCAGTATCATCCTGAATGTCGTCTATATTTAGTGATTCCTTCAGGTCTGACAGTGTGCAGTATGCGTTTATTAGTGCCACGCTTTTTCCTCTTCTCTGCCTGTGGTGCAACTGCCCGTTCTAAATCGGGCGTTGCGGTTGCGGTTTGTTTCCGCCAAAACTTTATTCTTTCCACGATAGGTGGTGTTCCTCTGATAGCCAATATGACTTCTGATGGGGTAAAACTGCTGCTGTGTTGACATAGATTGGAAAGCCCAATTGTCTTATACGGCGCGAAAACAGCAAATCTTCACTAATCCATTTGCCATCAATCGGACCATCCCAAAACCAGCACCAATCTTCACCTTGGTTTGGGTCAGCGTACTCACGCATTTTTTCAAGAACGCTGCGATGTATGAGAACACAACCAGTTCCACACGCATCAATCTGAAAGACTGAATTTCGGTCATACTTGAACAAAGGCAAGAAGCCTTCTGGCGCATCCTGAAAGATTGCTGGTACAGGTTTTGGGTACAAGTGTTTGTGAGCATCAAAGGCTGCGAAAACTAAACCTGATACAACTGGTCGCTCTTTATCGTGAGCGGTTTGAATAAGTAAATCAAATACTTCTGTGGAGAGTTGTTCATCCACATCAATCATCAAGAGCCAATCTGAGTCAGTATTTTCAAGAAATGCTTTGACAATTCGATTGCGCATCTTGGAAAGTAATCCAGAGCCTTTTATTCTGACAAATGGCCCTAATTTGTCACGGCGGTCTTGGCAGAGTTGAAACATCCGATATGCCCACGCCGCATTGACGGTGCCTGGGTCACACGCACCGATTGAAACTTTATGTCCTGTTTTCATTGAATCCCCCGATTCGTTAGGAAGTGTAGGAGCAGGCAGGTCGGGGGATTCCCACCTGCTCCTACACAACTATTTAGTTGTTCGTTCTAACTAGAACGATGGTGCAACTAGACCAGTACCGCTGATGATTGAAGCGGCCTTTGGATAGCGCTCTGCGGTGAATGCAGAGAATCCATACACAACAGTCTTGATGGTTAGGCTGCCAGGGGCAGTTGCATCAAAGCGGAGTGAGAATGGTGAGCCTGGTTGCTCCCAGAGGTGCATTTCGCGTGCATCAACAAGATAGATTTCATCTTGGTTGGTGGCTGCACCGTAGTTTGTAGCAACATTTGCATCACTGATGATTGGGAGACCAAGAAGTTGGTATCCGCTGTTTGCATACTGAGCAACGCCTGCGCCAACTCCAGCAGCGTTCATTGGTCCGTTAGCAGTTGGAACAACTACTGGACGGCCTGCAGTATCAACTGCAGCGAGCAAGAATGCTAGGCGGCGTGGGTGCATAATCCAGTGAGTTGGTGTGGTGAACACATTGCTCTGAACTTGCTGTAGAGCATCTGCCAACTTTGGATATAGCAATGCAACTGTTGGTGCTGTTGATGTGAAGGTGATTGCGTTTCCACCTGAAGCGCGGATACCCTTGAACTGTCCATTGGAACCAGTTCCGTTGAGTACCTGTGCATCAAGTGTTGTGTGGAATGAACGAATCAAGTCAGCAACAACAAATGCATCAATGCCTGTTCCGCGCTCAATTGCTTGGCGGGATAGGTCCTGTTGTCCCGCGATGGTACGCACTGGGACAGAGAGCAGGGTGTCATCTGCATCGGTATTGGAAACAGAAGTGTTCTGTGTTTCCTGGATTGCTGTTGATGTACCTGTAGTCATACGGCTGATTTCAAGCGACATACCAGCGGCAGGAAGTGCCATCTTGTTTGTTGCGAAATCTGCAGTTGGGCGACCAGCGCGTGCAAGAGGTGCAGCGAGGTCAACGAGGTATTGTGGAACAACAAGTCCTGCGAAGTTTGAAGTGTCAACTGCGCGTGATTCAACAGATTCTTCCTTCATGTGGCGTGCAAGACGCTCTGAAGCAGCGAAATCGCCACGAACTTGAGCATTGAATGCATCGCGAACGAATGAAGTTCCGTTGTCTGGACGGTATGTACGCTCTTCGCGTACGATTGAAGTTGTTGCCTTTGGAAGAGCATCTGCAACGACTGAGCGTGCTTCTGCTGCTTTCTTATCGGCTGCTGCTTGTGCAGTCAACTTCTCAATCTTTGCATCGAGCGAGCGTGATTCTTCAACGAGGGCATCAACCTTTTCGGTTTCCTCAGCAGTAAGGTCGGTACGGTTCTCAGCAGCAACTGCTTCAAGAACTGCATCCATTTCAGCCTTCACTGCATCACGGCGCTCAACAACTTTGTCAATGTATGACATTATTGAGTTCTCCTTGTGAGTGTTTGTAAGGGTCCGAGGTGGTGGCGATGATATTTCACGGCGCTCATTGAGGGTGTGAGTCTCGCTCCGACTTCGTATCTGCTCTTGTGAGCAGAAATCTATTTTGTGTTTTGGATAATTGCTTTGGCCAAACGAAGTGAAATTGTGCGGCTTTGTTCTTCACTTGGCGCTGGTAGTGGGTCAATGGCACGAAGTTCTGATGACTTGTGGCCAACAAGAACTTCAGTTGCTTCCCATCCATCACGAACTTCGCGATAAACGCGGATAAGGATTGCAGGGTCTCCTTCTTCTGCAGTGATGGAGAAATCAGAGTCAGGTATCCCAAGAACTCCTTCTCTCATTACATGCTCAATGCGACCACGGGCGGTTCCGCCTGATGAATCCCATTCTACAAAATCTCCAACGACATCAACAGCGCGAGAAGAATCATCTTCAATCTCTTCTTCTTCATCGTACTCTTCATCGTCATCTTCTTCTTCGCCTTCAATATCTAGCAATTCGGATAGGTAATCGCGAAGCGCCTTGATTGAATCCTCATCAAGTTTGCGGCCTTCCTTGATGGCATCTAGTGCGTCAGCAATCTTCTTGCGGGCTTCAACACTGGTGGTTGGGTAGGCAGGATATGTGACAACTGAGACATCGCCATCAGCAAGTGATACTTCTGTCAATGTGCGCTCGCTCTTATCCTTGCTCCAATTCTGGCGGATAACACGAAAAGCAAAACTCATCTGGTCAACATCTCCGCGTTGAACCAGCGTATAAATGTCGCGGGCTTCTTGGGTATCGGCAAGTTCTGCATCAAAGCGCAATCCACGGTCATCTTCAGTCAATGTCAATGTGCCATTTTTGGTGCGAGCCAAAGGCAATCCTTCGTGATTGATAAGAAGTCTGACATCAGGCATTTCATTCAATGTCTTGCGGAAAGCACCAGGTGCGATTCTCTCTTTGAATGGCAGTGGAACACTGGCATCGTTGAACACTGCCGCGTATCCTGATAAACGCATAACGCCATCTTCTGCTTGGCGTGCTTCGACATCCTGCACAACATATGTGCGGCGCTCTATCTTTTTCATTTTGCTCCTTGAATCGGCTTCAGCATCCAAAGCATCAATCTGGCGTTGCGCCCAATTTTGCGCTCTATCACTGAAGTTGGAATCGCCGCCCCAGAGAAGCCAGGCAACCAAGCCTGCTCCTGGATATTCTGCGTGCGAAGGGTCACTGTTCTTTGGTGCCTGTCCGTCAACTTTATGGCGGGCAAACCAAGGTGCCATCTTGCGAACCTTGTTATCTGAGATTCTTCCTGCAGCCATATCGCGTGCTTCACGCTTTGTGGCATCAGTCAATCCATCGCCCCCAAAACCTTCTTCTAAATATTTCAATCCGCGAGCAGCATTGTTGCGGATAAATTCCGGAACTGAATCTACTGCTCTTACTTCTCCGCCTGGTTCCATATCTTCAGCAATTGAAATTGCAACCATTTGGTCAATCGCATCTTGTTTTGTATCGTGGCAAGCAACGGTTGTGTAAGAACCGTTTGCTTCTTCTTTCACTGTTGCCCATCCATCACAATCGCTTTGATTTTGAGAAATGTAGTAAGGCATTACTTGACCTCATACACTGATTCAGGTGATGCAGGGTCAATAGTTGACACCGCCTGCAACTGTGTTGATGGAACTCCAGTGTGCTTGATTGTTGGCATATCCAAGGCTTTGAGAACAGCCTGTGGGTCAAAGCCAACCTGCACAAGTTGAGCAATAATTTCTGCACGCAACTTCATACCAACTTCAGGTGCATCTGCAGCATCAATGTTCTGTAATGGCACACGGTGTTGGTCGCCTGCTTCGCCAAGTGGTGACAAATCTTCAACAGCGCGAACATCATTGAGTGAAAGGAATCCTTCACGAAGTCCTTTTGTATAGGCATCGTAACGCTCAAGAGTTGTGCCACGAAGAAGAGCATCAAGATTGAACTTGATGAATCCATCTGGTTCTGGCAATAAAGGAGAGAGCGCCTGTTCAATGCGTTCCAACAATGGACGCAATGAGTGTTGCACGAACGATAAGTTCTGTGCTTCAACTGATGCAAATGACATTGCACCAGCAACAGGATGACCCAGTAGCGAGACTGGCACGCGGAATAGGCGGGCTATTTCCTCAACCCCGAAGCGGCGTACTTCAAGCAACTGGGCATCGGCAGCATTCAAAGTCAATGGCTTGAAGGAAGCACCGCCAGTGAGTACGCCGATTTTGCCCGCTCTATATGGGCCAGTATGTGTGATATTCCAATCGCGAGCAAGGTCTGAAACCTGCTCTTCTGTCATATCACCTGGCGCTTCAATAACGCCACCAGGATTGGCAGCGTTGCCAAAATATGAAGCAGCATAAACTTCAGCAGCCATCGCAGAACCAAGAGTTACACGGGCTGCACCAATCGGTCCAAGACCAAGCAATTGTCCTGGAAGTCTAAAGAGCGGAATATGAACAACTTCATTTGCGCCTAATTCATAAGAGAAGTTTCCAAATGCATCGCGCACCATATAGCGAAGCGGTTGACCTGGAAC